CCCCTTGGAGTACATGTGCATCTTCATCGCCCTCATCAACTTGCTGTCCGAGTTGGAGATGTCCTTCATCATGTCCTCGTCCATGGAGGTCTTGATCTCGTGGTTCAAGGACACGCACGACAAGAAGTTCAACGAGTCCAAGTCCTGGTTCCACCCCTCGGACTTCTTCTCGAACGTGTACCTCGGGCTGAACCTCGTCTTGTACAAGTTCAAGATGTTCTCCTCCATGCTCCCCGCGTCGAAGGTGTCGGACAACATGGTGACCTTCAAGAACTTCATGCTCCTCTGGTTGAACTTCAGGAAGTCCTTGAAGTCCTTGAAGGGCCTGTCCGACTTCTTCATGAAGTTCTTGACGAACTGGAACGGGTTCTCGTAGATGCTGGACTTGTTCTCCTGGTCGGACATCTGGCACAATTCGTCCACCGCCATCTCCATGGAGTTCGACAACTCCTTCTTGTTGTCGAACAAGTAGTTGATGATCTCCTCGGAGCTCAAGTTCAAGAGCATGTCGGTGGCGTAGAACCTGAGGGTCTTCATGGAGGGGTGGTAGAACTTGGTCACCTTATTCATGTCCTGGATCGAGTCGAGGACGAACTTGTGGTTCTTGGCCACCCTCTCCAACTGCCTGTAGAAGGACAAGGAGGACTTCCTGGTCGAGGACCTGTTCATGATGAAGTCCGTGAACTCGTGGATGTCGCACTTGTGGTTCTCCAGCTCCTTCTCCTTCTCCCTGTACTCCAACACCACGTTGTCCCTCTCCTCCTTCGTCAACTCGGGGTCCTCGAACTTGACCTTCAACTTGTTCATCTCCTCCATGTCGAACCTCTCCAGGAACTGCTTCGGGTACATGTTCCCCTTGGAGGTGGACAACTGCAAGGCCCTCACCAAGGAGTGGACCACCATGGTCTCCTGGAACTCGTACTTCCTGTTCATCCCCACGAAGTACTCCATCGTGTACTGGTTGTAGTTCTTCATGTCCCCGATGCTCAAGTTGAAGTTCAAGGCGTTCCTCTCCATTGACTTGTTGATGGACTCGGAGTCCATCATCAGCATGTCCTTGAAGAAGGTGTTCTTCAAGTCGATCAGCCTCTTGTCCAACCTCGAGGGCAACTCGTACCAGAACTTCCCC